TCGATGCGCTGACCGCCGATCTCGAGCTCGACCGTCTTGATAAGGCGGTGGCCGATGTAGTTGAGCCAGCGGAAGCGGCTCAGGGCGCTCACCGCGGAGAAGTCAACCGCCGGGAGAACCACCTGGACGTACGTGCGGTACATCAGGTCGGCATTACGGTTGATCACGGCCGTAACACGCTTGTTGAAGTCGGCCTGGCCGTTGAACGTCACCTCAATGGACTCCATCGCGAAGTTCGTGTGACGCTTGTACAGGACCTTCCAGAACGTGATCTGGGGGTTGCCCGAGATGTAGATATCCTGCGCACCATAGCTGACGAGCTGAAGAAGACCACCACCCATATCGATTGTTTGAATAAGAGCGAGAAAAATTATTTACACCCTAGGGCGACGCACCAATGTGGGACGTATTGACGTCCCTGGGTTGGGCGGTTGTTTACTTGCGATGACGGCGTGTCTTACGGTGCCTAGCCATGCCATACACCAGTGAGCTCCTTGGAGTTATAGCAAGGCTGGACCGCCTAGAGTCTAACTCGCTGACTGATTGCTGTTTGGGTTTCAGGATTCGCAGAGATACAGGTTGCAGGCTTGCCTTTGCAGCAAGAAGCGGTTTTACTGTTGCATTTTCGTTTGCGGGCATGACTTGCTTAGGAACGACATACTCGTTCTCATCACCGCCCCTGCGGGATCGCCGGGTCCTGCGAAGTTTACGAGAGTGTTTAGGCATTATTTATAGCAGAGATTTAAGCCTTGCTGAGCAGGTGGGCCTTCTTGGCACGGGCACGGAGCGTGGACTTCTTGCCGGACGACTTGAGGCCGTGGGACTTAAGGACGCGCTTGAGGGCCTTGGCCGAAGGGCCCTTGCGGGTGCGGCGACGACCGGCAGACATGGCGGGAGTAACAGAGTTTCCGGCGGGGGTAGTGTGCATTTTGTTTAAAGGTTGAGAGAAACTTTCAGACTGAACGCGACAAATAAAAAATGGAGCCCATTGGAATTGTAGCGATTGTTGGAATTACAGTAACCGCTGTGTGGTTGATTTACATTTTAAAGCGCAGGTCTACGTTTGCTAAGATGGTTAAGTCGCCATCAACTGAAAGTCTGAGTGAAATGGTTCGTCAAGAGGATCCTACTCCAGTAGCATCCTCGGTGTGATATGCATTGCTTCCAACTCCTGCATCCAGAGCTTCATTGCATAGGGCAAGGTCTTCATGACGAAGTCGGTCTTGTTGCCACACGCACCGCACGAGTAGATTCCCTCAACCGGATTGACCACGGCCAGAGTGCCACAGGTCTTGCAAATACCCGTCTTGAACGGGTCGGAAACATCCATCAGACGCTCCTTGGTAAATACCGAGATGCCGTGTGAAATCATACAGTCGCGCTCCATTTCTCCTACACGCAGACCACCATCACGGGACCTACCCTCGCAAGGCTGGCGGGTCAGACTGACAATCGGTCCGCGAGCACGAGAATGCTTCTTGTCGATCACCATGTGCTTCAGGCGTTGGTAGAAGGTAGGACCCATAAATATCTCAGCCTGCATCATCTCACCGGTCTGACCGTTGTAGAGGATCTCATTTCCATAGGGGTGCATTCCCATATCCACCATGTGCTTCTTCAGGTCCTCCACCTTGAGGTGAGAATACGGTGTTCCATCACCCAGAGTGCCTTTACGGACACCAATCTTACCGAAGATGTTCTCCATGAGCTGAGCAATCGTCATGCGGGACGGTACAGCGTGAGGATTCATGATGATGTCTGGACGGAGACCCGATGCCGTGAAGGGCATGTCCTCTTCCTCCATCAACATTCCGATGGTACCCTTCTGACCGTGACGAGAAGAGACCTTGTCGCCAATCTGAGGGATGCGCTCAGAGACCGTGCGCACCTTGATGAATGGATATCCATCTGAGTTCTTGTCCTGCCACACACCGTCAATACGACAAGGCTCAGAGTTCTTGTGAGTGGTGGAAGCATCGCGAAATGTATACCCGGCAGCATCATTGCGGAGGTTCACAACCTTGCCGATGACGACATCATTCTCCTGGAGAACTGAGTTGATGATCGGAAGACCCGCCTCTGAGACCGCCTCGTAGGAGGTGTTCTTGTACTTGCGCGTATTGTGCTTCTGAGGCTTCATAAACTTCTCCTCACGACCCGAGGTCACGTTGCGGTGCTCCTCGTCCTTGTACATTCCGTAATACAGACCACGGAAGAACCCACGCTTGACTGCTGACTTGTTTAAGATGACGGAGTCCTCCTGATTGTATCCACCATAACAGGCAATCGCAACAATCGCATTCATCCCAAAGGGCATCTCGTGCATCTTTAGGATGTTCATCGCACGGGTCTCTACGATCGGGCGAGCGATAGAGCAGAGGACGTATGCATTCTTGTCCAGACGCTTTGCAAAGTTGCCAGCGTAGACGCACATAGCCTGCTTACCCATAGCAGATTGATAGGTGTTACGAGGAGACTGATTATGGTCCGAGAGTGGAATCGTCGAAGCCATATGTCCCACGATCAGCGAAGGATGGATCTCATAGTGAGTGTGTGTATCGGTCATCTCATCCTTGCTCATGGCAATCCTGAGTGTCTCCGTCTCCGAGGAGTCAATGTAGTCCACACAAGACTTACACCACTCGTTCCAGCTGGACCGATCTGCAGGTGGTGATGCACCCTTGCGGAACACAGGGCGGACACATCTGCCACCGTCCGTCTCAATGGAGAGGTTGTTCATCAGGGTATACCAGGCAACCGAGATGTGCGGGTGGAGTCGGCGCACCTGCTTTGCCGACTTTAGCGCCATCACTAACTCGTGGGGGGTGTTCGTGTAGCCGACGATCACACCGTTGACTGTAATGGATGTTCCAGTGTAAACTCGGGGCGTATCAATCCATGTAATCCGCTTGTCATCCTGGAGGAAGTGCAGAACTGTACTGGAGGGCACATGCTGAGAGATTGAGGTCAGCAGGCTCATATTCTTCACAATACCAACTGAATGACCCTCTGGAGTCTCCACGGGACACATGAACCCCCACGAGGTACCGTGAAGCTTACGAGGTGCAAGCAACTTACCTGACTTCTCCACCGGTGTCTGGATACGGCGCAAATGGCTGAGCGTCGCTGCATAGGACATACGACCCAGCACCTGCGAAACGCCAACCTTAGTGGCATTGGACATGGACGCAACCGAGCCAAGCCCCTGCACTGTGAAGTTGCCCGTAGCCAGAGCCTGCTTGAGCTTGCCCTCAATTGCCGAGAGCTTCAGAATCTTGTAGAGGTTGTTCACGTTCAAGATCTCCATTGGACGGGGAGCCTCACCACGCTTCCAGGAGTCATTGTTGACCTCCTGTACAAACTCATTACGAGTGTCATTACAGACCTTCTGGAAGAGCTGACGGAACAGATGGGTGAGCAGAGCGCCCGTCGTCACCACGCGCTTATTCGGATACGCATCACGGTCATCCAGAGGGATCTGCTTGCAATAGGTCAGTAGAAGCCGGCGAATCATGGATCCCATCAACATCGTCTTACGAGCATTGTGAACCGGAGTGGTCGTGAGCTCACCTGCAAATCGCACATGAGGCAAGAACTCCGAGTTCAGGAGCTGGCGAACATAGGCGCACTTATCCTCCTGATTCGTGCCATATTGCAGGTGGCTCGTCAGATAGTGAATCGCTTCTTGCTGAGTGAAGACCCCTAACTCAGATGCATCACGAAATGAAGCAGACAACAGCTCAGCGTGAAGGTCATCCACCGAGCCCCAGATGATCTTGGTGATCTCCTTATCCGTCAGGACTCCCAGTGCACGGAAGTAGACAACCACTGGAATGTCCTCTCGGAATCGAGGAACGCAGGCCGTCAGTGGATTGCCATAGCCATTGAACTTGGAGCTAATCCGGATCTCCAGCTTCTTGGGAGGCATCGTGAAGGACTCGTGAAGAGACTTGATCTCCACGGAATAGAGGTGCTTGGACGCCGACTTCTTGTTCTGGAAGATCATGATGCGATTATCAGCAACCTTCTCCTGACAGAGGATCGTACGCTCCGATCCGTGGATGATGAAATAGCCCAAAGGATCGTGAGCACACTCACCGTACTCCTCCAGACTCATTGGGTAGTCCTTCAGCAAGCAGAGGCTGGATCCAAGCATAACGGGAAGCTTTCCAAGACTGATGCCCTCAAACACCCGCGACTCCTCGTCAAAGGTATCCAGCATAGGACCCTTGTAGGTCCTGGCTACAAAGCGGATATCCACATACCTCTGCGCTGCATACGTGAAGTTGCGGATGCGTGCCTCCATAGGGAGCATAGGCTTCACACGTCCCGTAGCCTCCTGAATGCGAGGCTTGATATAACTGATGTTCTCAAACGATAGCTTGAACTCGTACTTGTACTTCTTAATGGTCTCATCTTGCTCGTGCCAAACTGTGATCGGAG